ATGGATCTCGGAATCAAACAGCGGATCGCCCTCATCAGTGGCGGCGACTCCGGCATGGGCAAGGAGACGGCGCGCCAGCTGCTCGAAGCCGGCGTGCGCGTGGCGATCACCGATCTTCCCAATGGCACGCTCGACCAGGCAGTGGCCGAGTTGTCCGGCCTGGGAGAGATCGTCGCCATCGAAGGCGATGTGACGCAGCAACAGGACGTCATCCACATCTGGACCCAGGTACGCGCGCAATTGGGCGACCCGGATATCTATATCAACGCCGCGGGCGTTACCGGCGCCACCGGCGATTTCCTGGAGGTCAGCGATGCCGGCTGGCTCGAAACGCTGGACATCAACCTGATGGGCGCGGTGCGCATGTGCCGCCAGGCCATTCCTGCCATGCGTCGCAAGCAGTGGGGGCGGATTGTGTTGTTCGCGTCCGAAGATGCAGTGCAGCCGTACGTGGATGAGTTGGCCTACTGCGCGTCCAAGGCCGGCATCCTGAGCCTGGCCAAGGGACTGTCAAAGGCCTATGGCGCCGACAATGTGTTGGTCAACACGGTGTCGCCCGCGTTCATCGCAACGCCGATGACCGACAAGATGATGCAAAAACGCGCACACGAGAACGGAACCAGTGTCGAAGAAGCCATTGCCTCGTTCCTGGATGAAGAACGCCCCGGCATGGTGCTGAAGCGGCGCGGCCGGCCAGAGGAAGTGGCCTCCGTCGTCGCATTCCTGTGCTCGGAGCGCGCCAGCTTCATCAACGGCGCCGGCGTGCGCGTGGACTCGGGCTCGGTATTCACGATCGCTGGCTGAGGCGGGCGGCGCGGTGCAGCGGCAAGTGAAATCAAAAGAAGTACTAACAGTTTTTGACATAATATACAGACTATGCGCGGTCGGCACGTGCAAGCTATTGATTTCAATGGTTTTCGTCTGACCCGTCGCCGGCATCATGCCGATGGCCAGAACCATCGCCCCGATCACCGTAGTGACCGGGGACAGTCTGTCCCAGAGCGCACCCCACGCCTTACGCTCAACCACTGAACCCGCTTCTTCCTCGCGCACTTTCACTGCTAGCGCCGGGTCAGCTTGTGCGAGATCGATCAGCGCCATCAAATGCGCGTCTGTGATCTTTCCCCCTTTCCGCCACACCGAAACCGAATTTCTCGACACGCCAAGCGACAGCGCAACGCTGTTGTCTGAGTCGCGCGAGCATGCTTTCCGCGCAGTGTCAAGCAATTTATTTATAGTGTCCACGTCATATACCGTTTGACAGAAGTGTCCTCCCTCATGTTACATGCACCCCGTGTCCTACGCCGTATGACACCGCGCCCCCGGCTCCCCTCCGGGGTCCGCGTCAAGGGGCAGGGGAGGGGGCAGCACGGTGCATCCATATTCGTTTCTGGGACAGCTACAGGCGCTGCTTATCCTTGCGCCGATGTGCGTTCTGATCGGCCAGGGAATTGTCGGTCTCATCTTCTGGTTTCTTGATCGCAAGCACGACGCGATGGTTGCTCAGATTGAGCAAGCCGCATTGGTCGCAATCGCATATCGCGAGGTGCGCCGTGTCTGACCTTATTTTCAAATGCGATCGTTGTGGGTACTTCGATCGTGCTGTCTTTGCGCATTGCACTGACGAAGGTGTCTTGTGCGATGACTGCTTCGATGTGCTGTTCGATTCCCTCTCTGAGGATGAGAGCGATGTCTGACGGCACATGCTCTTTCTGCGGCGACCCCACCACCTATTTTTTTCCCGGCGGCTTGTGCGTTGCATGCACGTCGAAAAACGCGCGCATCAAGCTCGCTGAAACCATCAAGCAACAGAGCAACGAACTCATTGCATTCGATGCCTCTGTAGGCGCGATGCACGCTGCTGCACGCCGTTCTGAAATGGCCGTCGCAAAGGTGCAGCAGCACGGTTTTTCGGCTGCGGCCGGCGGCCGCAGCCTTGGGCTTGTCCATTCTTCAACAAGTGACACGCGGCGCGTGTCCATGACTCTCGACCCGAACCATCTGCGTTCGGTACGTCTGAAAAAATCGATCATCACGGGAGCGAGGCTCCATGACCAAGAAGCAAAGAAGGGCGCATTCCGCGGCGCGTGGTACATGCTCACCACGACTTACAGAAACCGAGGTGACTGCTCTGCTCGCGACATTAGCGAGACACTTAAGCGAATCCGGGGCTTCTTCAATCGAGCTGTACGACTACGCTTCCGGAGCTACCGCCCGCGTTTCCGTTACCTATGGGTCGGTGAACTCACTAAAGCCGGCGTTCCCCACTATCACGTCTTGATCTGGATTCCGCGCGGCATCTTTATTCCGAAGGCTGATCGTCGCGGTTGGTGGCCTCATGGTCACACCAAGATCGAAAAGGCTCGCAACGCGGTTGGCTACCTCGCCAAGTACGCGTCGAAGTTTTGCCCCGACATGATCGCTGCGTTTCCTAAGGGATTCCGCACTCATGCAATCGGTGGCCTCGATGTGGAATCCAAGCGTGAACTGCGGTGGTGGAAAGCCCCGAAGTCTGCACGCGATGTCTTCGGCCCATTGGCCGATATCCGCAAGGCCCTGGGCGGCTACGTGGACAAGCTAACCGGTGAATTCTGGCCCTCACCGTGGAAAGTCATCTTCGACAAGGGCCAGCTAATCATCTGGAAATTGGAGCTATCTGCATGAACAGCATTGTCATCAAGTCGTCGCGCGTGGTTGTCCGTCGCATCACCCGTAAGGACGGCAGTTCCATGGTTTTCAATGAGCAGGTTGCTGCCATCGACAAGGGCGACGATTTCCCGTCTGCCTTCACCATCAACCTTGCTGATGATCAGCCTCCGTTTCCCGAAGGCCGCTATCTGCTCGATCCGTCTTCGCTCGAAGTCGGCGACTTCAAGTCGCTCAAGGTCGGTCGTCGCATTGCGTTGATTCCCATCCCGGCCAACGCTGCAACCCAGCCTGCAAAAGCTGGTTGACCCATGGCCGACACCGATCCGGTAGTGCAAACACAGACGCTTGTGCTGACGTGCAAGGTCGAAGATTTCGATGCATCGACCGGTCAGTGCTCGGCTCCCTTTTACAGCCATCCTCCAACGCTCTTTCCGTATCTGAGCGTGACGGATGGCTTGCAAATCGCGTTCGCCATTGTGGGGACGTGGACCGTTGGGGTGGTCGCGCGGCTGATCATCCGGACTACGCAACTTGAAAGCCGCAACAACTCGTATTAACCACCCACTGGAGAGAGTCACCATGAACACCGTACTTCGTAATGCCCGCAATAACGTCGTCGCCTTCGCCTCCAACAGCCGCACCAAGGCCGCTGCCGCTCTGGCCTCCGTCGCTGCCTTCGCATCGCCCGCCGCCTTCGCTCAGGTCGCCAGCGAAATCGGCGGCACCGCTCAGGCGGAGTTGACCGGCGCACAGACCATCATCGTGGGTTTGCTCGGCACCCTGGTGCTGATCGCCATCGGCTTCGTTGTCTACAGCCTCATCAAGCGCGCCAAGTAATTTCGGCCTGTTCCGCAGCAACGGGGCAGGGTGATCCTGCCCCTTTTTTTGTGGGGGAAAATCTCATGATCGGATACATCATTATCGTTGGCGTGCTTGGCGCTGTCTGGCTTGCGTACGAGGGCGTGTGATGCGACTGCATTGGCTCGCTCGCCTGTTTGCATCCGCGATTGCGCGTCGCCTCGCCTATGCGCTTGTAGCGATCACGCTCGCGTATTGCGGAATTGGTTCTGCTCGTGCGCAGAGTGGGCCGGGTACATATCCAACGCAAGGCGCTGCGTTTGCAGCTTGCAATGCCTGGGCATCGTCTCAGGTCGCGGCCAAGCCTGAGGAGCGTAGAGGCCCTAACTGTCGTGAGCGCACGAAGGGTTATGAGGCCGAATGGGAATATCGCGCCTGTAACACATGTACGTGGAACGCAGCCGGCGATTTCGGCACGTTCCTCTACACCGAAGGGTGCGACGCCGAGCCTGATTACACCGGTTCTGGTCCTTGGGGCACGTATGTGGGTACTGCTCGCAGCGGTAGCATCGGTTGCCGTAATGGATGCGATGGCGTCTGGTTCGCAAACGGCGATGACACCATGACGTGGAATGCCACGGGTGCCATTTGCCCGAAAGACCCTCAGAAAACTTGCGAGTCGATGGGCAAGGGATACGTCTGGAATCGCTACCTGGGTGTGTGTGAGCCTACGCCGCCCGACAAATGCCCCGAGGGGCAGTCCAAGAACGCAAAGGGCACCTGCGAGCCGAATGCGTGCCCCGAGGGCATGGTTTTGGGCCAGGACGGCACGTGCAAGCAGAAAGACAACGAGTGTCCTGCAGGACACGTGAAGTCTCCCGCCGGCGGGTGTCTCCCTGGTGATGGTCAATGCGCCAAGGGAGAGGTTCGGGGCAAAGACGGTACCTGTAAGCGCGATGGCGATGGCGACGGTGACCCCGATGAGGGGGAAGACGACGGCACAGCCAAAGAGAATTTTTCTGGTGGCGACGATTGCAGTAGCCCGCCGTCCTGTAGCGGCAGCCTCATCATGTGTGGGCAGGCACGCATTCAATGGCGCATTGATTGCAACACTCGCAAGAACCGCAACATCAGCGGTGGCGCGTGTGCAGCGATGCCTGTCTGTACAGGTGAGAAATGCGACGCGATGGAGTATTCGCAATTGCTGATGCAATGGCGCTCTGCGTGTGCTTCTGAGAAGTTGCTCGCTAAAGGTGATGGCACCGCTGCTGGTCAACCTGAGTGGACTAAGGTCTCAGGCGATGGCACTGGTGGTGCTGGGTCTGATCCAGAAAAACCGCATCGCACCGTTGCCCTAGGTGTAGGCCTGTTGGACAGCAGCGGCTTTCTCGGCGGCGGCGGTGCCTGTCCTAAATTCGGCTCTGTCAGCCTTGGCAAATACGGCTCTGTTGATCTCGATCAATGGAACTGGATTTGCCAATTTTTCGCTGCCGTGCGCATGGTGTTTATCGCACTCGGCTCCTTCATTGCATTCACGATTCTCGGTGGGAAATCAGTCTTCTAATGGACGCCATTCTTAGCAAGCTCACCGGCCTGTTAATCACCGCGCTTAAGCTCGGTGCTGCTGGAATTGTCGGCCGCATCATGGCCGGCATCGGTCTCACCTGGGTCAACTTCACCTACTCAATGCCCGCTGTGAAGCAGTGGGTAGCCGATAAGTTTTCCGGCATGCCGGACAACGTGCTGACCATCCTCTCAGCCTCAGGAATCGATGTGTTCATGACACTCATCATCAGCGCCATCGTTGCCCGCGTCGGCATGCGCGCATTCGTTACGTCTGTCTCTGCACTCGAAGGCATGATCGGCAAGGAGCAGGGCGCATGATCTACCAATTCACCGGGCAGCCTGGACACGGTAAGTCTCTGCATGCCCTCGACCTCGCGCTCAAATTCAAGGATGAGGGCAGGGTGGTGTACGCCGGCAACATCCGCCAGCTCGACTACGCAAAATGCGGCTTGATGCCAATCACGCCCGACCAGTTCAAAGACTGGCCGGCGTTTCTTCCCGATGGCGCCGTGTGCTTGATCGACGAGTGCTATGAACACGACATGCTGCCTAAGCGCGGCCCAGGTGCCAAGGTGCCGCACTGGGTGGAGCAACTCGCCAAGCATCGCCATCGCGGCCTAGATTTCATCTTCGTCTGCCAGTCGCCGGCAAAGCAGATGGACACGTTCGTGCACGACCTGATCGAGAAGCACACGCACGTGCGTCGTCGGTTCGGCATGAACTTCGTTCACCTGCGCATCTTCGACCGCTACGAGTCCCGGCCAGAGAAGGCTCACCCCCTGATGCTCAAGCGCGTTCGGCTTCCCAAGCGGCCGATGGGCATGTATCAGTCCACCGAGTTGGACACCACCAAGCGCGGGGTTCCCTGGTACTACTACGCTGCCGGCGTGCTGCTGGTCCTGATCATTGGCGGTGTCGTGTTCGTGGCAAATCGCATACATAACCAGCTTGACGGGGATCGCCTCAAAGAAGCGGCCAAGACAACGCCAGGGAGTGACGGAGCGTCAGCGACGGCGCGCCCTGGCGGTGGATTGGTCGGATCACAACGCAACCTCGGAACGCGCACCGAGTATGCGAGGTTGCACGAACCCCGATTCGGCTCGATGCCCTGGACAGCCCCTGCCTATGACCAGCGTGAAGTCACCGCTGATCCCGAGCTTTACTGCATGTCCTCGCTGGCTGGGCGCGATGCCTCCGGCCGCCACCAGGAAGCCTCTTGTAGCTGCTTCACCGAGCAGGGCACCCGTTATGAGCTGGATCAGCCCCAGTGCCGCACTGTGGCCCGCCACGGAGCGCCCTACAACCCGTACGGCCGCAGGGGGCAGGGTACCCAGCAGCAGCAACAGGCACAGCCGCAGCAGCAGCCCCTGGCCCAGCAACAGGCAAGCCCCGGCACTGTCGTCAGCAAGGCCATGCGCACGCAGGGCACCTTCCCCGAATCACCTCAGGCCAAGGGCGGTACATTCACCGGGCCAACCACGCTAGAGATGTAGTTTCGTGACGCGTCACATAACTAATTGTCATTAGACTTTCGTGACGCGTCACGATACTATGGACGCATCAGATCAAGGGGCAGGGCATGGACACCAAAGAGATTCTCGTTGCCATTCAAATCGCAGTGCTGCTGTCCTTCGGCCTGTTTCGCTGGGTTGTCGCCTCGCGCCGTGACGCGAAGAACAAGGCTTAATGTGATGCGTGACGAAAAAGACCCCGGCACTCTGGAAATGCAGCTTCCTCGCAAGCAGGGCAGGCCACCTAAGTTCAGCAGCGGCGCAATGTCTGCTGCGGAGCGCGCTAAGCGGTACAGGCAGGGTCTGCGCAATGAGGCTCGCCAGGTGGTCCCTACTATCGTTCTTGATGCCGAGGGCGATCCTCTTCGCGATACAGCCATTCTCGAAGCACTGCGCCGAGCCATGCTCAAGGGTGATGGTCCCGCAGTTCACGCAATCACTGATGAGTTGCGCATGCGTTACTGCCGCAAATCGTGACGAATCACTAAAAGGTCTCTCCGTGAACGAATTTGCCGCGATTTTCCTTGTTGCCTGTATGGCCCTCGGCCTCTTGCTTGGCCTGGTCGACAATTACGTTCACCGTCGCAAGATACGTAACGCGTCACGAAACAAAGGGGTGTAGGGGCATAGCCCCTACGGATAACGCCTCACCCGCGCCGTGGAGCCCCAGGCCCCCGCGTCCTACGCACCACCGTCGATCTATCGGCGGACCCCGCGCCATCCACCACTGAAGACCGCTCTTCATGCCTGCGTTGGATCACGTCCCGCAGGTAGATCACGTTGGCCGCCGTTGACCGTTGGGGTGGCTTGGGCACGTACAGGCGTCTGTATTGAGGCTTGCACACCTTCAGCTTGGCTTCGTCCATCATGGCTGACCATTCCCGCGCTAGGCTCGATGTCAGCGCCAGCCACGTCAGTTGCGTTGCCGTGAATGCTTTTCCCTCCGGGGTCACCAGCTCGCCCCGTACGAACGAAAAACCGGCCCAGGGGCCGGTCAGTTGTCGATCACGCATGCGCCAATCTCCATTTGGCGGGCCATCGTCGCTGCCGCGGCGTGACCGCAGCAGCAAACGAACGCCACCAGCGCCGCAAGCGCCTTGACATAATATACATTATGCGAAGTGGGCTGTTGACGCTCCTGTGCGCCCTGGCGGCCTATCAATGCTGGTCCCTCCACAGGAAGCGGACCGGACAATGACGTTAGACACCTACGATCGCGTAGACCTGACCGGCCCTTGGGCCGGTTTTGGTTTTCAGGGCCACCGATTCTTCACCCCCGAGGGCCGAGACATCGACCCAGTGGGAATGCGCTACTGGTCGCTGACCTGCAACATCGCACGGGAATGGGCGTTGATGATGGCCGAGGAGCGCGAGCGGGTCTGGCATGCCCGCCCAGCAGAAGTGATCTATCTGCGGGATGTGCTGCGGCGCAGGCGTGAAATGCGGCTCTCAGTGGTGGATGGCGCGGGGTCCGCCGATAGATCAAAGGTGGTCCGTAGGACGCGTGGGCCAAGAGGTCCACGGCGCGGGTGAGGCGTTATCCGTAGGGGCGCTGCCCCTACACCCCTTTGCTTCGTGACGCGTCACGAAACTACATCTCTAGCGTGGTTGGCCCGGTGAATGTACCGCCCTTGGCCTGAGGTGATTCGGGGAAGGTGCCCTGCGTGCGCATGGCCTTGCTGACGACAGTGCCGGGGCTTGCCTGTTGCTGGGCCAGGGGCTGCTGCTGCGGCTGTGCCTGTTGCTGCTGCTGGGTACCCTGCCCCCTGCGGCCGTACGGGTTGTAGGGCGCTCCGTGGCGGGCCACAGTGCGGCACTGGGGCTGATCCAGCTCATAACGGGTGCCCTGCTCGGTGAAGCAGCTACAAGAGGCTTCCTGGTGGCGGCCGGAGGCATCGCGCCCAGCCAGCGAGGACATGCAGTAAAGCTCGGGATCAGCGGTGACTTCACGCTGGTCATAGGCAGGGGCTGTCCAGGGCATCGAGCCGAATCGGGGTTCGTGCAACCTCGCATACTCGGTGCGCGTTCCTAGGTTGCGTTGTGATCCGACCAATCCACCGCCAGGGCGCGCCGTCGCTGACGCTCCGTCACTCCCTGGCGTTGTCTTGGCCGCTTCTTTGAGGCGATCCCCGTCAAGCTGGTTATGTATGCGATTTGCCACGAACACGACACCGCCAATGATCAGGACCAGCAGCACGCCGGCAGCGTAGTAGTACCAGGGAACCCCGCGCTTGGTGGTGTCCAACTCGGTGGACTGATACATGCCCATCGGCCGCTTGGGAAGCCGAACGCGCTTGAGCATCAGGGGGTGAGCCTTCTCTGGCCGGGACTCGTAGCGGTCGAAGATGCGCAGGTGAACGAAGTTCATGCCGAACCGACGACGCACGTGCGTGTGCTTCTCGATCAGGTCGTGCACGAACGTGTCCATCTGCTTTGCCGGCGACTGGCAGACGAAGATGAAATCTAGGCCGCGATGGCGATGCTTGGCGAGTTGCTCCACCCAGTGCGGCACCTTGGCACCTGGGCCGCGCTTAGGCAGCATGTCGTGTTCATAGCACTCGTCGATCAAGCACACGGCGCCATCGGGAAGAAACGCCGGCCAGTCTTTGAACTGGTCGGGCGTGATTGGCATCAAGCCGCATTTTGCGTAGTCGAGCTGGCGGATGTTGCCGGCGTACACCACCCTGCCCTCATCCTTGAATTTGAGCGCGAGGTCGAGGGCATGCAGAGACTTACCGTGTCCAGGCTGCCCGGTGAATTGGTAGATCATGCGCCCTGCTCCTTGCCGATCATGCCTTCGAGTGCAGAGACAGACGTAACGAATGCGCGCATGCCGACGCGGGCAACGATGGCGCTGATGATGAGTGTCATGAACACATCGATTCCTGAGGCTGAGAGGATGGTCAGCACGTTGTCCGGCATGCCGGAAAACTTATCGGCTACCCACTGCTTCACAGCGGGCATTGAGTAGGTGAAGTTGACCCAGGTGAGACCGATGCCGGCCATGATGCGGCCGACAATTCCAGCAGCACCGAGCTTAAGCGCGGTGATTAACAGGCCGGTGAGCTTGCTAAGAATGGCGTCCATTAGAAGACTGATTTCCCACCGAGAATCGTGAATGCAATGAAGGAGCCGAGTGCGATAAACACCATGCGCACGGCAGCGAAAAATTGGCAAATCCAGTTCCATTGATCGAGATCAACAGAGCCGTATTTGCCAAGGCTGACAGAGCCGAATTTAGGACAGGCACCGCCGCCGCCGAGAAAGCCGCTGCTGTCCAACAGGCCTACACCTAGGGCAACGGTGCGATGCGGTTTTTCTGGATCAGACCCAGCACCACCAGTGCCATCGCCTGAGACCTTAGTCCACTCAGGTTGACCAGCAGCGGTGCCATCACCTTTAGCGAGCAACTTCTCAGAAGCACACGCAGAGCGCCATTGCATCAGCAATTGCGAATACTCCATCGCGTCGCATTTCTCACCTGTACAGACAGGCATCGCTGCACACGCGCCACCGCTGATGTTGCGGTTCTTGCGAGTGTTGCAATCAATGCGCCATTGAATGCGTGCCTGCCCACACATGATGAGGCTGCCGCTACAGGACGGCGGGCTACTGCAATCGTCGCCACCAGAAAAATTCTCTTTGGCTGTGCCGTCGTCTTCCCCCTCATCGGGGTCACCGTCGCCATCGCCATCGCGCTTACAGGTACCGTCTTTGCCCCGAACCTCTCCCTTGGCGCATTGACCATCACCAGGGAGACACCCGCCGGCGGGAGACTTCACGTGTCCTGCAGGACACTCGTTGTCTTTCTGCTTGCACGTGCCGTCCTGGCCCAAAACCATGCCATCAGGGCACGCATTCGGCTCGCAGGTGCCCTTTGCGTTCTTGGACTGTCCATCCGGGCATTTGTCGGGCGGCGTAGGCTCACACACGCCCAGGTAACGATTCCAGACGTAGCCCTTCATCCCCTCGCAAGTCTTGGGAGGATCGGCAGGGCAAACGGCGCCCGTGGCCTGCCAAGTCATTGAGTCGTCAGAATTGCCAAACCACACGCCATCGCAACCGTTGCGACAGCCAATACTTCCCGATCGAGCCGAACCAACATAGGTGCCCCAAGGCCCAGCGCCTGTGTAACTAGGCTCCGCATCGCAGCCAGCTATCCAGCTATGAATGCGGGCAGTAGCGCTACCAAACTCGCAGGTGGAACAAGGCCTGTGATCGAAAATGCCGTAGTAAAACTTGGCGCCAGGAGTTGGAATCTCGCAACGTGGATTGATGTCGTTCTTTGGATCATTACGAGCAGCAAGGTAGGACTTCGTATCAGCCATACAACCTGCATAAGCGGCACCTTGCGTGGGGTACTCCTTGGCTTCGGCACGACTCATGCCGCACCAACCAAGCACAATGGCGACAAAGGCGTAGGCAAGCCTGCGCGCTATGGCTGATGCAAAGACGCGAGCGAGCCAATGCGGACGCATCACACGCCCTCGTACGCGAGCCAGACCGCGCCAAGAACACCAACGATGATGATGTAACCGATCATGAAATTTCCCCAAAAAAAAGGGGCAGGATCACCCTGCCCCGTTGATGCGGAACAGGCCGAAATTACTTGGCGCGCTTGATGAGGCTGTAAACAACGAAGCCGATGGCGATCAGCACCAGGGTGCCGAGCAAACCCACGATGATGGTCTGTGCGCCGGTCAACTCCGCCTGAGCGGTGCCGCCGATTTCGCTGGCGACCTGAGCGAAGGCGGCGGGCGATGCGAAGGCAGCGACGGAGGCCAGAGCGGCAGCGGCCTTGGTGCGGCTGTTGGAGGCGAAGGCGACGACGTTATTGCGGGCATTACGAAGTACGGTGTTCATGGTGACTCTCTCCAGTGGGTGGTTAATACGAGTTGTTGCGGCTTTCAAGTTGCGTAGTCCGGATGATCAGCCGCGCGACCACCCCAACGGTCCACGTCCCCACAATGGCGAACGCGATTTGCAAGCCATCCGTCACGCTCAGATACGGAAAGAGCGTTGGAGGATGGCTGTAAAAGGGAGCCGAGCACTGACCGGTCGATGCATCGAAATCTTCGACCTTGCACGTCAGCACAAGCGTCTGTGTTTGCACTACCGGATCGGTGTCGGCCATGGCTTAGGCAGCGACGCGAGCAGGCGCCTTGAGCGGGCGCAGTACATGGAACTTGCTGTAGTTGATGGCGCCCTTATTGACCGTCACCATGGCTTCCAGATCAAGCTCATACTCACCAGGCTGGTAGGCGGACTGCCCCTTCTCGAGGCGCACATCGAGCGGATACGCGAAGCCGCCGGCTTCGAGCTTGGCTTTCTGCTTGCGGGTGGTGTATTCCCGGTCCTTACCCTCGTCATCCTTGAACGTGCCGCCACGCTCATCAACTTCGACGCTCAACACAGTGACTTTGATTCCGCTCATGGTGTAACCCCTTCTAAGGTTCGATTGATACCCGCAATTTCGGGCCATTGATTGGCTACTTCTGCTGTTGCCCACGTCGGTAGCCGATGCGACGTGCAGGTACTGATGACGGCATGCAACGCGTCTGGCGTTGGGCAATGCCGCACGATGAAATTGAGGGTTGCGCCGTACTGACGCTTGATGTGGCGACGCGCACTTTTCCAAGTGGCATCGACAGCAGCCTTCGTAATGTCGATGCGCGTGGCGACGCAGTGCAAGAAATTGAGAACGGGATAGGCACCGAGCAGATAGCCAGCAGGATCGCGCAGCAAATCCAACGGCAATTCCTTGCGGTTGGTGGCGCGGAATTGCGCTTCATATCGCACCCATTCCGAAGCCTTGTCGCCTTGCTCCCTGCCCTTCTCGTACACGCGCAGCTGCTTTTCGGACTTCTTCCCGCCAACGTAGAAGGTCTTGCCGTCGCCACTGTCGTGATCGTCCACGGTCTGCGCCTTGGGGCGCTGTCCACGGTTGTCGAATTCGCCCGATGCATACCAGCTTTGCGCCAGTTTCAAGGGGTATTTGCCCAGCAGGTCATCGGCGGCAACGTCCACACGGGTCAATCGTCCAGCGCAGCTTTCGAGCTTCGCTCGAAGCTCCAGCCACCGCTGCGCATGGCCGCAGCGCGCTGCGCTCAACACTCCACACCCAGTGCCGGTCAACTCGATACGCGCGGTGTAGGTGCCATCTGCACGGCGGCAGTGCTCACCGCCCAACTCGATCAACCCGACGTGCTGGCCGTCGCGGTCGGTGATACGCACGCGCCACAGATAAAACCGCCCCGGCCCGGCCTTTTCGTCAAGTTCCAAGCCCAAGCCGGCGAAGAACCAGCAGAACACTTGCAATGCGACCGCACGGGCGTTCTCGGCGGTGACGTCCATCCATTCGCGGACCTCTTCGGGGTCGTCGTTGACGAACACACCGGCTTCGCCCAGGACGGCACGCAAGTCCACAGAGGCGGAAAACCAGTCAATAGCGACCGTCAGGGTGCCATCGGCATTCCTGAATTCACTGACTCCCCTGTTAGACGAGGGGAGTCCCACTTCCCGCGATCCGTCAGCCATGCGCGTAGAACTCCACAGCAGCGGCTTCACAGGCACGAGCCGCACGGCGCGATGCATGCACGCTCTGCTCTACCAGCCGGCCAGCGAGGCGTACCGTCAGGCGAAAACGACGAGTGCGGCGACCACCGATCACGGTGTGATAGGTGTCGATGTGGGAGACGACGACGGCGCTCATACGACGGACTCCCGATACCAATAACCAGAGGTCGCATCCGCCATGAGTTCGGCGCGTTGCTCAGCAGCAGCTACACAGGGATCAACGTAGTCCACCGCCAAAGACGATACGACCAGATCGGCGTAGCTTTCGATAATGAAGACCTGCTCGCGGTGTGCGCGCAGCGCAGCTTCGGCGCGACGGTCAAGAATCCAAGCAACCAATCGGGCGAGGCCGACGATCACGGTCAGCGCGGAAGCGCCGAGCAATGCAAATGCGTTGGTGTCCATGAAGCCCCTATCCCCTGCCCCTTGACGCGGACCCCGGAGGGGAGCCGGGGGTGCGCGGTGCTCACCCATCGGTGAACACGGACGCATGTATATTCCTCGGTTGACAGAGTGTCAACCATGAGATGAACATGCCCGCGATAAACGCCCTACTTGACAAAGTGAAAGAGAGTTGCTCTCTCCCGTCAGACAACGTTTTGAGCCAGCGGATCGGTGTCACCAGAGCGGCAGTGAGCATGTGGCGGAACGGCGGAAAGCCGGTGCCAGATGAACGGATTGCGCAGCTGTGCGCGATGGCAAAGCTCGATGGCGGCGAATGGATGGCGCGAATTCATGCAGAGCGCGCGGCGTCGCCAGCCGAGAAGGCGTTATGGCGATCAGTGTTGGACAGGCTAAGCGCGGCCGCCGCGGTGGTCGCGCTGCTGGTCCTGGCGGTACACACAGGCGCGCATGAGGCGCTGCTAGCGGCCCTTTCACCGGTAGCCGCTACCCACCCTCTATACATTATGCGAAATGGCGTATCGGGCGATACGCGCACGACTGCGCTGGATCTGGCTGTGGATCAAGACTTGCCTGCCGAACCGTTCCCCTAGCGAAACGGAGATCGCCGCATGACTGACACCTACAATCTTGACCGTCGCCCGCCGTGTTGGCCTGTTGGCGAGCAATGCCCAAACAGCTGCGCGGCAGATCTGCATCGGCGCGTCGTTACGAACCATCTGGAACTCACCGGTCCCTGGGCTGGCTGGCGCCTGGCTGGGCGCGACCTGGTTGCACCTAGCGGCGAACGGATCCCAGAACGCCGGCTGCGCGGATTGCTCTGGCATGCCAATGCCAGCGACGTCCGGGATTCGGTCCGCAGGCGGAACGCAGCACGCAAAGCGGTTCAGCAGTCGATGGTCAAGGTCGTCGTGGTGGATCTTGGCGAATGGCGAGAGCGCCACTTCGGACGAATCGCGGGATAAGGCGTTATCCGTAGGGGCTATGCCCCTACACCCCGGGTCTACAATGCCCGCTCACAAACCGGGGGCGGCATGGAACGCAGATATCGGGAAGCAGACTCATCAGACCTATGGTGGCAGATCGCTTTAGGCGGCTTCATCGCGCTAGTAGCGCATAGCATCGTCATTGGGCTGTACACCAGATACGAGACCCGCCAAGCGATGGCACAGCTTGAGAGAGAATCGAAACTGGCAACGCAGCAAATGCAGCGCACACTTAGAGAGAACGTGCAGACACCCAGGCAAGCGCCAGACTTGCGGGAATATGACCCCCAACGGCCATTAAGCGACGGCGAGCGTTGCTTACAAGGTCGCCGCTTCAAGCGCGTGTCAAATGGCTGGGTGCAGCTGCCGCACGATCCCTGCTGATCCTCTACAGATCAGCGGTAGTCGAAGGAACGCTAGTAGCAGTAGCGTAAGGCTTGGACTCGGGGAAGCTGCCGACTTCACGTGTGCCTCTAGCAATGACAGATCCACCGAGCTGCAACGGCTGATTCTGATGGGCCACCTGCCCGGTCTGCTCCTGATGCTGTTGTTGCTGCTGCTGGCGCACATCCTTGTACGGGTTGTACGGCGCACCATTGCGCGCAAGCGTGCGGCACATAGGCTGCGGCAGATCGTAACGTGTGCCCTGCTCTGTCATGCACGTACAGGACGCCTCGCGCGGATCTGAGGCGGTCGGCATGCTGGACATGCAAAACACCTGCGGATCGGAGACAACCGGGCGCTGATCGAACACTTCAGCGGTCCACGGCATTGTGTCGAAGCGCGGTAGGTGCTTGGCGGCGTAATCACTCTTGCCGGCATATTTGACCTGGCCGTTATTGTCGCCACCCAGCACGCCGGACCCTGTCGCTGACGCGCCCGTGCCCGGCGTGCCGGCTTGCTCCTTGTCACCGCCCCCCATCAAATTCTTACCGTTCCAGATCGCATAGCCGACCAAGCATGCAGCCACGATGGCGAGCATGATGCCGCGCTTGGCCTTGCTCGACAGCTTGTGCTTGACCGTGTGGATCTCAGCGCTTTTATAGAGGCCATAGCACTCGCGCGGATACGCCCAGCTTTCGTGATCCTCAGCGAGAAGCGCTTTTTCGCTACGCACGTTGTCCATCACGCGGGAACGCCGGTAGACAGTAGCGAGCTGCTTGCCGCCCTGCCTCACCATATGCTCATGCAGGCCCACCAAGGCACGAATGTTGGCGTGGATCAGCAACGGTGACTGCGTCAGCAGGATCAGCCGAATGCCGCCATGCCTGATGGTCTCCATCGCCTGGATGTTGAGCGGCACGACCTGCTTACCGAACGTGTCCGAATCGGTGCGCGGGTCTTTCTCGGTGATGCCGGCCCGGAAAAACTTCTGCGCCTCATCGACCACCAGAACAGAGCCGGCTGGCAACTGCTCCCACTTCGTGGGGTCCGGGTAATCGGTGACGCCGTCAATCTGCAAGCCATTCACATTGCAGGCGAAAACAGGCACGCCGCTGTCGATGGCGGACTTCATGTACCACACAGCGCGCAGCGTCTTGCCGTTGCCAGGCACGCCAGTAATAAGCGTGATGCTCGCGGTTTGTCCAATGGCGCTCATCAATCTTTCTTCCCAAAAAATACGCGCTTCGCGCTAATCAACGTTAGGCCGGAGACAACCACGGAACACATCTGCGTAACACCGATGACGCCGAACCAGCACTGGAACTCAGCGGGGATCGCATGAAAGGCATTGGTCGCGGCTTCGATCATTGGCTCCATGACGAACTTGTCGGTCATCAGCACAAGGCCGAGGCGACCGAAAAAGCCAGCGACCATGATCACTGCCTTGGCAGCGAAAAAGCGCGTGATCCAAGGACCCAGGACAGCGAGCAATTCAACGAGAACAACGGGCATATCACCCCCCCATCTTGAATGCGACCCAGAGGTAGGCAGCTGCCACCATGAGCCAGTGAATGATTGAACAGATGCGCCAGAACTGCGGAGGCGGCGTGACCAATCGGCCGCCGATGGTGAAACTCAGATCGCAGCTACCACCGCCGCTACCAAACAGGGTCTCGGTTATCTTGCCCTGGCCGTAATCCGCATCCTTGGCCCAGATGCCATTCGGATCGACTCCAGCATGACCATCATCAGTGCCGAGGCCACGCAACGCGTTGACCTCAGCCTGCTTCATGGCGGTCATGTGATCTTTGATGCCGGTTTCGCCTGCACCGCCCTCGCCTGCTTTCTGCCGCTCAAGCGCGCACGCGGTACGCCACTGCATCAATAGCGATGAATACTCCATCGCGTCGCACTTCTCTCCGGTGCACACCGGCATCGCGGCACACGTGCCACCACTGATATTGCGGTTCTTGCGCGTGTTGCAATCAATGCGCCACTGGATACGCGCTTGGCCGCACATGATCAAATCGCCACTACAAGAGGGAGGCGAATTGCAATCATCACCGCCGCTGAAATTCTGTTGTGCGCTTCCGTCGTCTTCGCCAGCGTCAGGCTCGCCATCACCATCGCCATCTCGCTTACAGGTGCCGTCCTTGCCACGCACTTCGCCAGCCGCACATTGGCCGTCTCCGGGAATACAGCTGCCCATCGGGGACTTGATCTGCCCGGCGGGGCATTCGTTGTCCTTGGGCTTACAGGTGCCATCAGCACCCAGCACCATGCCGTCAGGGCACGCATTAGGCTCACAGGTGCCCTTGGCGTTCTTAGACTGGCCCTCAGGGCACTTGTCAGGCGGCGTAGGCTCACATACGCCCAGATAGCGATTCCACACATAACCTTTCATCCCCTCGCAGGTCTTAGGTGGGTCTTCCGGACAGACGGCGCCGGTGGTCTGCCAAGTCATCGTTTCATCGGCATTGCCGAACCAGACACCGTCACACCCGTTGCGACAGCCGATACTGCCGGAGCGCGCTGTTCCGATATAGCTGCCCCAAGGGCCGGCGCCGGTATAACTAGGCTCGGCATCGCAGCCAGCGAGCCAGCTATGACGATCAACTTCGACGTCATACGGCGTGCAGGTGTCGCAGGGCTTAAAGCTAAACATGCCCTGGTAGAACTTGTTGCCCGTGGCAAGGATCACGCAGCGAGGATTGCTGTCGCTCTTTGGGGTGTTACGTGCAGCCAGATACGCCTGTGTCGACGACATACAGCCGGCATACGCAGCACCCTGCGTAGGGTACTCCTTCGCCTCGGCACGGCCGATGCCGCACCAGCCAAGGATAATGGCGACCAAGACGTAAGCAACACGACGTGCGATCGCCGAAGCGAAAACGCGAGCGAGCCAATGCATTAATCCCACCCGTTCGCACAAATGTGCGATGCCATGAGAAACCACAGGAGGATGAGCGCGCCGCTCAGATCCCCGAAACTGCTTCCGATTTCCATCTGATCCCCCAATCAAAAACCCCCGGAAGCCCGGGGGTTGTGGAACATGTTGACGATCAACGCGGCTTCAGCACACCGGTGGCCTTGAGGGTCCACAGGACCACGACCATTGCGAAGATGGCGATCAATGCCTCTTCCTTGTACTCGTTGACCAGCGTGGAAACGGTGGTGCCGACATTGCTGCTGCCGGCAGCCTGTGCGAAGGCGAACGGTGCAGCGGCGACGGCGGCAACACCAGTGCCAACCTTGGCAGCGGTGGACTTGACGACTTGGCGGAACTTGGTGCGGTCGAACTTCATGGCTTTAATCCTTCTGAGGTTTGAGAATCCGCTTGGCAGCGGCGAGGGTGAACAGGCTGACGAAGAACGCTGCGCCTATCTCCACGGCCTGCTCATTCGTGGGTAGGTATTGGGTAAAGCTCTGCTCGACAAATGCGTACTGCGTGCACGTGCCGTCCTGTGCAGGCGTGGCGTCAAGACACGTGAGTACGCGGGCCATAGCTGAGGGCCTTGTTATGCGGTAGCGCGTGCGGGCGCCGCGGCGCGGGGCTTGAGCTTGGCGAACTTGCCCAGCGCGATGTTGCCCTTGTTAACTTGGAGCATGCCGGCGACATCCAGCTCATATTCGCCAGGCGCGAACGCGTTCTGGCCGTCTTCCAGGCGTGCCTCGTAGGGGTATACGAAACCATCGACCTCGAGGCGGCATTTCTGCTTGCGCGTGGTGTAGCTGCGCTCCTTGCCCTTCTCATCTTCGAACGTGCCGCCACGCTCATCGACTTCGCTGTTCAACACGGTGACCTTGATTGCGCTCATGGTGTAACCCTTTTTAGGTTTGATTGATCCCGACGATCCGGGTGATTCTGTTGACCACATTTGCTGTTACCCACGTCGGTGGCCATAACGACGTGCAGCGAATTTCAGTCGGCGCAATCAGGGAACAGCTCATCCAACTGGTTGGAGATCCGTATCTCTAGATCGAGCTGTTGCAGGTTCTTAAAACGACCAGGCACACCGTCATGGGTGAGGTATCGATCCAGCACAGCCACCGCGTATTCGTGGCTACGAGTGTTTAACGCGTTCCAGAGGACACGCAGGGCGCTACCCGCCTGTGTGTCGATAAAATCGATCATGGCCTTGACCGATGGATTGACCATGCGCTCCTTCAATTCCAGCCTGGTCAGCTCACCAATGACCAGGTCAGCGAGGACGGTGTAGGCGCTGGCGAAGTACTTGCCCGGATCGACCAGCGCGCCTAGCGGCAGATCGATGCGCTTGGCGTACAGACGCAATTCGCAGCGCGTCCAATCGCTCTCTGGATCGCCGAGCTGCTTGCCCTTCTCGTAGATGCACAGCTCTTTGTGGCCCTTCTGGCCGACATAAAAGCTGCACCCCTTATCGTTGCCCTCGTCGCTAATGTGCTTCGCATGCGGCGGTCGGCCGTTCATGGTGAAAGCACCATCGTGGTAGGCCTCGCGGAACTGCTGCACATCGAACCACTTGCCGGTGTGGTCATCGATCGCGATATCGACACGCGTCAGATGGGCGCCAAGATCCTGCGCAATACGCTCGGCATAGGGCCAGCTCGGGACCTGGCTGCAACCCTGCCCTGTCAGGCTGATGCAGACCTCTCCAGTGTCAGCGACGCCAATGCGTCCACACACACTTGAGGTTTCATCGATAAGCATGGCGCTGCGCTGATAGTTGAAGTTCCACAGGCGCTCCTGCAGGGGGCCGGCGACGATGCTGCCGGAGGTGCCGAAGACGTAGGCCACCATCTGCTGCGCGTTCATGCGCTTGAAGAAGTTGACCGCCTTGTCGGTGTCAAAAACCAGGGTGCAGAAGTCAATGATCGGCTTCGATAGCCCTTCGAGGGTCTGAGACTTTTGGCCCGTGTTACTGCTCGGGCCAACCGGGTGCGCCGGCCGATTGCACAGCTCAGCCGGTGAAAAGGGTACGCAGGGAGCGACCAGCAGCGTCACAGAGCCACCGCCGGGGTATTGCCGATCAGCTGGATGCGCTGCTCGATCATCGCCTGATAGGTTTCGACCAGGTCGGCATTGCCGCACTCGCGCGACCAGCTGACCAGGTCAAAGAGGGTGTGCAACTTCATGCCGGGGATTTCGACCAGGTCGCAGTTCAT